CTTTGAACATATCGTCTTTACTATCAAAAGACTTGTCTAATTCTTTGCAATATATTTTCATTTGTTAAAAGGTTTATCGTTAGACAGTCTTTTTTGTTTCTCTTTTATATCCTTACGCAAATTATCCGGTAAATCTTTTTTAGCAAGTAATTTGTCTATTTCCTGATTTGATAGTTTAGTTCCCATAAATCTGATTTAATTTAGCGTTAATTAAGTTTTGATCCATTCCTAATTCCTGAGCTATTTTCAAACTCTCCAATTCTACTTTCTTATTGTCTATTCGTTCCTTTTCAAATATTGCATTAAATGGCAAATGTTTGAACGAACCTCGAATATCTTGTTTATCGAATATGATTTCGTAAAGGTCTGAATGCTGTTGAACTTTCGGCATTAAGGTATAGTCTACAAAAGCACCGAATGCCTTTTCTTTATTTTCGTAGGTAGTAGCCACCATTCCTAAAACATCCTTATCAATTCCATACATATTTGCTATGATTGACAAATCTGAAATGTAGCTATCATCTAACTTTAACTTACCAATATCCTCAACTAAACGCTTTAAATCAACTTTGCTCTTACTTGAAAAGATTTTCTTTGCACGGTTTAAGAATGAACTTTCAATTGAATCCTGTTCCTCTTTTGGAATCGGTCTTGTGCTTTCGTTTGGTTGGCTCCCGGCACTAGCAAAGAATTTACCGGAAAACTCAAGGTTAATCCCTTTTGACTGAATAGCGTATTTTGAATTTTTAATAACATCGTAGAGAGCATCTACACGGCTATTACCCATAAACCAATTACCACTTACACCACCTGATAAATCACTTAGTACGTAAACGTTTCTTAAATCTAAAGTACTAACTTCGTTATTTTCGTTTCTGTACTTGAATTTGTCATTTAGGATTTTATCTCTTGAGTTATCCCCGTACTTTGAGAATGTTAACTGTGATAACTTGGCAATTTGTTTACTTGTTAGTTCAATTCCTTGAGGTCTTAAACAGTAGATAATACTATTCTGTTTGTAAACGTAAGCATTACCACACGCTCGCCAAAAAGCAATATCCCAATGCAAGTCAATCCAACTTTGCCACGGGTTCGGCTGGTCTAATTCTGAATATAAAAAGTCAGTTTCAACTAATCTTTCATTATTCCATTCATTAAACTTTACTTGTGAGTAGGTATCGGCTAAAAACGTAAGGACTTTTAACGCAGCAGGATTGCAAAGGATAGTATCTAGCTTTTCCTTCTCAGATTTGAATTTTTTGGTTTTCCCGTTAAAATAGTCAAGAATAGTATAGAAAAATTTATTTTCATCTATATCAATTGATACTTGTTGAGGTTTTCCAAAGGATAAATTAAAATTCCATGCCATAATTAAACGAATAAAGGATTACCCATTATGTTAATAATAGATAATCCTTGTTATTTCATTGTGTGTTGTCTGTTCTCAATCATCTCGACTGTAAACTATTTTGAACAAAAGTACACAAAAAAGTTACAAAATATTCTTTTTGGTATTTATTTTTTAATTATACCCTGAGAACAAAGGTCTTGAACTATGTATTCTATGCCATTAATGCAGTTATGTACAAGCACACCATTTGCAAAATATTCATGGTTATTGTTTACCATTATGTCCCATACGTTTGTGTTGTAACTTCGTTCCACATGAACGTCCACAAGTTGAAACGATTGAATATTTGTTAACGGTAAATTCTGTTTCGCAGATGACGCAATTTCTTGTGACGTTGTCAATTCCTGTTTCCCGTCTGTTTTTTGATACGCATTTTCTTGAGCAAAATTCTTGAAACTTTGTATTGGCTTCAAATTCTGATTTACAAACTTTACATTCTCTTTTCCCAAATTTAAGATGTCCAAAATTGCATTTGATTGCGTTTTGTCGATGCCATTCAAAACCCTCTTTTGAGGCGTGCCATTCCTTAGCTTTTTCCCTACCTTGTTTAGCAAAGTTTTTATACCATGCTTTATTTTCTTTTGCTCGCTTAAGTCCATGTTCTCGTAAATGTTCTTTGCCTTCGATAAGTTCAAGGTTTTCGATATCGTTGTTCTGTGGATTTTCGTCTTTGTGGTGTACGTGAAATCCTTTAGGAACTTTTCCGTTATAAAACTCCCATTTAACAACGTGCAATCTTTTGTTTGATTTGCTGAAATATCTTTCTCCATCATACAAATAGTAATCTTTTCCGTTAAATGATTGCATAGGTCTTTTGCTTGTATCCATTGTTCTCCAATTTTAATTTTATGAGTTTCTGTACAATGCAAATATATGTAAAAAGTATTTAACTGTAATCGATATACGTTTACTTTCTTAATTCCGTTATTGAATTTTCTAAGAACTTTTTGATATCCATTTGTAGTTAAAACATAGTCGGTAGTTTTGATGTTTTTAATTTTCTTTAATCCACTTAAAGTGTTAATCAATGTATTTGAATCGAAGCAGTGGTCATTCGCATCAATTGGTTCCTCCAAAGTACGTCCAAACTTATCCTTTGCGTAACAATAAGTAAACTGTTCATTCTCAATATTCTTTGAGCAAGAAGTGTAATAAACCTCAATATCATTAATCTTAGCAATCCTATCAACATTTTTCCACTTGCCACCAATTGAAATGAACTGCTCCCACCCAGCGGACTGAATAGCTCTTACTTTTGATGGGTAATTGTTATCGGTAATACCCTGCGCATTTTTGCTAATGCCTAACTTTTTGAAAGTGTGTGTAACAATGGTTTCATCTTCTGAATTGTTGATTTGAGAAAGCTCAGTACTATTCATCTTCATTCTTATAGTATCTTCACTATCATAGTTCAATTCATGAACGTATAATTTACCGTCATGATACTTAGCCTCGATAATTGCAAAAGGGTCAACCTTACCCCAATCTACACCGTAATAGACTTTACTTTGAATTTTTAAATAGTCTAAGTAGTCAATTGGTTTCCAATAGTAGATACGACCTTCAACAGAACCGATTTCGCCTTTTCCGTACACTCTCCATTTGTTTGCCCAAAACTCATTGCGGATAGTTCCATCTTCATAGTAGCCTTTTCGTTTGTAATCTTCAATATTGTAAATCTCTTGCTTAGGCAAAAACTCATTGTCCAAGTAAGTAACGTTAATGAAGTTTTTATCATTAATCAATTCATTTGCCCAAAATACACCGTCGGGATTGTAATCTAGAATTACAATTTTAGCACGTGCAGAAATATCTGAAAATTGTTGAAGTGTAATTTTGTTTGCCTCGTTTATGTAAATAACATCTCTACGTCTTCCCTTACCAATGTCTTTTTTATCCAATCCAATGAACTCTACATAAGCCTTATTTTGTTTATTAGTGTAGGTAAGCTCCGAAGCATTGTACTTAAACAAATCAACCAAATTCCAATCATCGACTATCTTTGCCCAATCTCTTAATGCGGTATCGGATAGCTTTGAGCTTTCAGCAGAACAAATAGTAATATCACATTGTTGACGTTTAACCAAGTCAATCAAAAGCATTAATATTGAAATGGTCTTACTCGCTCCCTGTCCTCCCTGAATTATAAATAAATTAGAATCGTTCCTTAATAAGTCACGAATTTTATAAAAGGATTTTGTTGGCCGGTATACGAATTCTTTAGTCATTGGTTTTATCTACTAACGGATTTTCTGAAAAGATAGGAGGCAAACTTTGTATTTTTTCTCCACCGGAAGTTAGATCTACTTTATCCCCAAACATTTTAGGATAGTACTTAGCAGCTTTCCATTTTAAAGTGTCAATTAACACTCTTGCAGTTCCGTAATCTATTTTTTTTAGCTTAACATCTGCCAAAACAGAATCAATTTCTTCGTCTACACTTTCCGCTTTGTCTTGAATACTACGCACGTACAAGTCGTTTAACTCGTTATGCGTTCGTTTCCAATCACACCACGTAGAAAAATGCGGGTATTCATCTTTGGATGCAAGTACGGTTTTTATATTTAATCCGTTTGCTACTTCTTTACATACTTCTATGCATAATTCATAATTATATTCGCTTGGTCGTGCCATATCTTTTAAATTTTACTCAAAGGTATAAAATATTTTTTTAAACAAAAATAACCGCCACTAAGGACGGTTATAAAACATCGGGTTTAAATGTTTATTGTGGTTTTATTTTAAGTGATTTTATCTAAAGCAATCCAACCTCCCCAAAAAAATAAGCGTATTTTAAATATAAAAATACTTTTGTGTACAGCTTGCGGAAGCAAACAATCTACAATTATCCCAAATCCTTGAAATTTCTTTGTAAAATAAAAAGCTTTGTAAAATCTATAATTATTCATTTTTCCTGTTTTTACTTAAAAAATAATTAATCAAACCCTCT